TGGAATGTCCGCAAAAACAAAATAGGAGTATGTCATGTGTGATTGTAAAACAGATCAGGATTGTCAATGTCGTTTAAGATAGAGTTAAAAACAGTTCTACCCTATTTGGTGCTATTGGCGACACTCGCAATGACGTGGGGAATGTGGAGCGAACGCTTAAATGCAGTTGAGAAAAAGGCAGATAGTGTTGCAGAAATGCAACAAGATCTAGCTGTTATAAAAGCACAACTAAAGTCTATGGATGAAAAAATGGATTGGATGGAAGGCTTTTTAATAAAGAATTATAGTGAATTTTAATGGTGATTAGTAGATCACAAATGCAAAAAGAAGTATCTACAGGAGGTAGAAAAATGAATAAAAAATTAAAACCAATACCACCAAAAAATAAAGGTCTTAAAAAATTACCTAAAAAGGTAAGAAACAAAATGGGATTTAAGAAAAAAGGTGGAATGGTAAAATAGATGTGTAAATGTAACGAAGAATACGTTTGTGTGTGTGGTTTAGAAACAGAGGACGATAATGGGTAAATTATGCGCAAAGGGAAAAGCCGCCGCTAAGCGTAAATTTAAAGTCTATCCTAGTGCCTATGCAAATATGTATGCGGGCGCTGTTTGTTCTGGAAAAGTAACCCCAGGGGGTAAAAAGAAACCAAAGAAAAAAGCTGATGGTGGTATGATTAATAAAGTTTCTCAAGAAAGAAAAATGGTATCTAGTTTTGGTCAAGGTGGCGTTGCTAAGGGTTGTGGTGGCGTTATGGAGAATAGAAGAAAAGTTACAGCAAAAACCTAATGGCTAAAAAAGGACTTAGATCTTGGGTAAAAGAAAATTGGGTAGACATAGCCAATAAAAAATCTGATGGGTCTTATCCTAAATGTGGACGTAGTGGTAAAGAAAAAAGAAAAAATTATCCTAAATGTGTCCCAGCCGCAAAAGCAGCCTCTATGTCTAAAGGTCAAAAAAGATCTGCTGTTAGTAGAAAACAAAAAGCTGGTAATCCAGGTGGTAAACCCACTATGGTAAAAACAATTGTCAAGAAAAAAACAAGCAGAAAAAATAAAACTTGATGTAATAAATTGGTCCAAGAATGTCTTGGAACCAATGAACAAACACATAGGTTTTCCTGCGTGTCCTTTTGCAGCTAAATGGAGAAAAGATAATAAATTAAGAATTGAAGTTCGTATGGATAAATCTAAATACGAAAAACAATTAACTTCTGTTCTAAAATCTTGGAATAAAAAACAACACGATATAATAATATTTTGTGATCCTTATTGGGAACAATATGATGGTCAAAAATTTCAAGATAAGATAGATTTTTATAACAAAACATATAATCGTAAAGATGTCTATTTTATGGGTTTTCATCCTTCTTCTCCAGCAGATCCTGAAGAACAAGAGTTTTTAGTGGATCCTACTAATGAACCTGTAGAACATGGTGATTTAGAATATTCAATGATGTTAGTACAAAAGTTTAAACAACTGTATGATGCAAGTTGCAAACTACATAAGATAGGCTATTATAAGAAATGGCCTAAGCAATACTACGATGAAGTAGTAGCTGAAAGGCAAAATACGTACGAAAAACTTTTTAAAAAAGGAGTAAAATCATGATGGCAAAAAAGAAACAAGTAATGAAAAAAGGTGGCATGGCCAAGAAGCGTGGTGGTGGAATGATGATGAAAAAACGTGGTGGTGGAATGGCAAAAAAGAAACAAGTTGCCAAGAAGCGTGGCGGCGGAATGATGAAGAAGTAAAATGGCTACCTCTGGAACTACAACTTTTAATTTAGATATAGATGACGTTATAGAAGATGCATATGAAAGATGTGGTCTTGAGACTAGATCAGGATATGATTTAAAATCAGCTAGACGTAGCCTTAATATCTTATTTCAAGAATGGATGAACAGAGGTATTCATTTATGGAAAGTAGAAAATCAAACTTCAAACTTAACAGCAGGAACAACAACTTATACAGCTCCAACTAATGCTAGTGATGTTTTAGAAATGACATTTAGAACAGTATCAAGTGGTACAACTACTGATACTACCATGACTAAAATATCAAGATCTGAGTATCAAGCCTTACCAAATAAATTTTCACAAGGTCAACCAACTCAATATTACGTACAAAGAAATTTATCAAACGTTGAAATAAATTTGTATCAAACACCTAATACTACAGATACTCAAATAAATTATAACTTCATAGGTAGAATACAAGATGCTGGAGCTTATGATAATCAACCTGATGCACCTTTTAGATTTCTTCCTTGTATGGTTTCAGGATTAGCTTTTTATATTTCTCAAAAAAGAAATCCTCAAATGACTCAAAATTTAAAACTTTATTATGAAGATGAACTACAAAGAGCTTTAACAGAAGATGGTCAAAGAGCTTCAGTTCATATTGTTCCTCAAAATTATTTTATAAACGGTTCTTAACATGGCTACCTTTGCAACAGGTAAATACGCTATCGCTCTTTGCGATAGATGTGGTCAACAATATGATTTTCATCAATTACGACAAGAGTGGAATGGATTAAAAACTTGTCCTGAGTGTTTTGAAACTAAACATCCACAATTAGATCCTTCTTATCATAGTGCTGACGCTCAAGCACTGCCTTGGGCGAGACCAGCGAGACAAGAGCCAATGACAGTTTTTGTTGGTGGATCAGGAGACAGTTCTTTTACTTCAAATGGAATGCAACCTTCTTCACAAAGTAGATCGTTGATTATTGGATCAAGTATTGGTAAAGTGACCGTGGTAATATCATGAATTATTCTGAACTTTTAGATAATGTAAGAAACTATACGGAGGTCACAAGTGACGTTCTTTCTAATACAGTTGTTAATGTTTTTATAACTAATATAGAAAACAAAGTTGCTAGACAAATTGATACTGACGATCAAAGAAGATATGCCACCACAACTTTTGAAGCTAATAATGCTTTTTTAGATGTTTCAGGACCTGAAGGTGGATTTAGATTTGCTAGAGGATTACAAATTGTAGAAACTGATGGAACTAGAACTTGGATACAACAAAGAGACGCTACATTCATGGATGAATATTCTCCTGAAAGATCTACTACAGATACAAATTTTACAGGTAAACCTAAATATTGGGGAAATTGGGATGCAACTACTTTGGTTGTAGCGCCTACTCCAAACACAGCTTACACAGTGGAGATGTGGTATGATGAAACTCCACAAAGATTAGGAAACGGTTCAGGCACAACAACTACCACAACTTTTCTATCAGATAATGCTCCTGAAGTTCTAATATATGGAACTTTATCAGAAGCTTTTTCTTACTTGAAAAACGCACAAGATATGCAATTATACGAAGGTAAGTACCAAGTAGCTCTGCAAGATTTTGCACAAGAGCAAATGGGTCGTAAACGTAGGGATGAGTATCAAAATGGTGTGTTACGCATTCCAATGAAATCGCTAACACCATAAGGGAGTAACTAAAAATGACAATAAATCAAGCAGTCTGTGCTTCATTTAAAAAAGAACTGTTAGCAGGCGATCATGATATTGATAATGATACAATTAATCTCGCTCTTTATACAAGTTCTGCAACTTTAAATGGAAACACAACAGCCTATGCTACAACTAATGAAGTTGGGGCATCAGGAACATATGCGGCAGGTGGTATAACTTTAACGAGTCCAACTATCGGTTTAACAGCAACTAGTGCAACAGCTTCAACAGCATTTGTTGATTTTGCAAACGCAAGTTTTACATCAGCAACAATCTCTGCTCAAGCAGCTTTGATCTATAACAGATCTTCAGCTAACACAAATGCAGCTATAGCAGTTTTAGATTTTGGAAGTGTAAAAACATCAACAAACGGTACATTCACAATCGCATTCCCAACCAATGATGCTTCAAGTGCTATATTAAGATTATCTTAATATAAGGTAGCATTACCATGGCAGATGCTTGGGGTGAAAATAATTGGGGCGAAGGCGCATGGGGCCAACAAAGCTCAATTACAGTATCTGTTACTGGACTATCAACAACAACAGCTTTAGGAACTGAGTCTGTTGTTGCCGATGCAGTAGTAGCCGTTTCAACTTTATCTATGACCAGTGCTTTAGGCACTGCAGTAGGTGAACCTGAAAATGTTACGTTCCCTACAGGTGTTTCATTCGAGACACAATTATCAGGAGTCTTAATTGGAGAAGGAGCGGGTGTCGTTCTTGGAAGTTTATCAACTTCTTTTGGAATAGGCACAGAAGTAGCAACAGGTTCTGTTGATGCAGGTTGGGGAAGATCTACATGGGGATCTTTTGCATGGAATGAGAATATAGAATTTATTACCAACGTCAGTAGCGTTACGATGTCTACTGCGTTAGGCACTCCTACAGTTGAAGTAGGATCAGGTGTAATAGTCAGTGCTACTGGACTAGAGATGACAAGTGCTCTTGGCACAACATCTCAAACAGGAACGGCAGTAGAAACTTTAGATAGTTTAACAATAGGTGTCGCATTATCAGGAGCGACTGTTTCTGGTGAGGGAAGTGCTGCAGTAATAGCACCTTCTGACCAACTAGACTTTGCTATTGGTACTCCAGTTATTGAAATATTTACACAAGTAGATCCTGTTCCAGTTACTATGACCTCAGCTCTAGGAACTGCTGTTGCAGAAGCCGATGCTCTAGTCACTCTTGGCAGTCTAAGTATGACCTCAGCTTTAGGCACTGAAACTGTAGAGGTAGGTACAGGAGTTATTGTAAGTGTCTCAACAGTAGCCTTATCTTTTGCAGAAGGCACAGCTACAGTGGGAGCAGGAGCCACAGTCAATGTGACAGGTGTTGATTTATCAATAGTCACAGGAAACCCATTTGCAACACCTTGGGCAAATGTAGTAACAGGAGCAAGTAATACTTGGACAGAGGTAGATGCAGCATAAAAAGTGTTGCTTGAATAACAAAAAAAGATATATTTTAGAGAGGTTTAAAAATGGCAAGTACATATTCAGACAGACTTAAATTAGAAATAATGGCCACAGGCGCCAATGCCAATACATGGGGTACAAATACTAATAACAATTTAGAAGTTATAGACGCTTTTGCAGCAGGTTTTTTATCTAAATCAGTTGCAGGTTCAGCGAATATAACACTTTCAACAGCTAATGCATCAGACACTGCGGAATCTTCCAATAAAACAATTGATTTAAATGGTGCTCTTACAGGCGATATCGTTGTGTTTATTCCAGCAGTAGAAAGCGAATATAACTTTTTTAATAACACTTCTGGATCTCAAACTTTAACTATCGCAGCAACAGGTCATACAGCAAATGGTGTTGTTATTACTCAAGGTGCAAAGACAACAGTATTTTGTGATGGTGCATCAAATTATAATGTAGAGATTATTTCATCCACAGACGCAGGAGCGCTAGGAGCTGGAACTTTACCAGACGCTAGATTCCCTGCAACTTTACCCGCAGCTTCAGGTGTAAATTTAACTGCACTGAATGCATCTAACTTAGGATCAGGAACAGTTCCTAACGCTCGTCTAGATGCACAACTTCAAGACGTTGCAGGTTTAGCTGTTACAGATAGTGGTATTATTGTAGGTGATGGTTCAAACTTTGTTTTAGAAACAGGAGCAACTATGAGAACCTCTTTAGGACTAGGAACTGGTTCTGATGTACAATTTGATTCTTTTGGTGTTGCAACAGCAGCATCAGGAACAAGTGGAGAAATTAGAGCTACAAATGATATTACTGCTTTTTATTCCTCAGACGTTTCTTTAAAAGAAAATATTCACAACATATCTTCCCCTATGGATAAAGTACAAAATTTAAATGGAGTTTTATTTGATTGGAAACAATCCTTTATTGATTCCAAAGGTGGAGAAGATGGCTATTTTGTTCGTAGAACAGATGTAGGTGTTATCGCTCAAGATGTTGAAAAAGTTTTACCAGAGGTCGTAGGCACAAGACCTGACGGAGTTAAAGCCGTTAAATATGATCGTCTATGTGCTCTACTAATCGAATGTGTAAAGGACTTACAAACTCAGGTTAACGATCTTAAGAAAGGAAATTAATTATGCCAACACCTACTGGTCAAATTGGTCTTTCTGATGTCAACGCAGAATTAGGAAATTCTCCCTCAGCTCAAATAAATATGGGATCCTCTGAAGTCAGAGGTTTAGCAGATGTGCCTTCAGGTGCAATCGCCATGAGCAATCTTCAAGGAAAAGCAAGCACTGTAGAAGCTCAAATCTTGGTTGTTGCAGGTGGAGCAAGTGGAGGCGTCGATATTGGTGGAGCAGGTGGAGCAGGTGGATATAGATACTCTTCTTCTGAACAATTAACTCCAGGCGCTACTTACAACGTATCTGTTGGTGGCGGAGGTGGAATAAATAATAATACAGGCGCTAATGGTCCTTCAGGAAACGGATCATCGGGCTCTACATCTAGCCTCAGTGGTACTGGCGTTAGTATCAACAGTACAGGTGGAGGATTCGGTGGCAACTATGGCGTTGGTGGTGGACCAGGTGGTTCTGGTGGGGGCGGTGGCGCTCAATCTGGCGGTGGTTCTGGTTCTTCTGGTCAAGGAAATAATGGTGGTTCTGGTGCTCCAAACCCTTTCGCAGGTGGTTCTGGTGGAGGTGCAGCTAACGCAGGTGGCACAGCTACTCAGGGTGGAAACGGATCAAGTTCACCTTTTGGAACTTTCGCAGGTGGTGGTGGTTCTGGTGGTGGAGACTCTTATAACTCAAAACCAGGTGGTTCTGGTGGTGGTGGCCCAGGGGGACAAAGAGGATCAAATAATGGTCCTAGTAACCACGGTCAGGCAAACACTGGTGGTGGTGGAGGTGGAACAGGTCGAAGATCACCAACTTCTGCTGGAGGAAGTGGAGTTGTGTTTATTCAAGTTCCAAGTTCAGGTTATACAGGAACTACAACAGGTTCTCCAACAGTTAACACCTCAGGTTCAAACACAATAATGAAATTTACAGGATCAGGAAGTTATACAGCGTAGTTATGGCACATTTTGCAGAATTAGATGAAAACAATGTTGTTTTACAAGTAGTGGTAGTTCACAATAATGAACTACTTGATGAAAACAATGTCGAACAAGAATCTTTAGGAATTGCTTTTTTAAATACTATATATGGTGAAGGTAAAACATGGAAGCAATGTTCTTACAACTCAACCTTTAGAAAAAATTATCCTAACGTAGGAGATAGCTACGACTCATCAAGAGACGCTTTTATAATGCCTCAACCGTATACAACATGGACATTAAATGAAACTACTTGTGATTGGGAAGCACCCAATCTACCTATTCCAGACGATGTTTACGATGAAAATGGTGTATGCACAGGACATTATTATTGGAGTGATGATGAGTACACAGCCAACGGTAATGGTTGGGTATTAGGTTCTCCTAATGTTGAGTAGACAAAAAGAAATTTTTTAGTATTATCTAACTACTAAGAAATGCAAGACATCGATCCTAACGATTTAAAAGAATATTACTTTGATGAAATAACCTTAATGGGGGCATGGTACATGCCTGAAGAAATTTGTGATAAACTTTTATCTTATTTTAAATTTAATAAAGAATATCAAGTTCAAGGAGAGTGTAAAGTTGGCACAATAAAAGCACCAGAAATACGTTCGGATATAAAATTAAGCACTGACTTAGCAATTTCACCAGGAAATTTTGATGGTCACGTAGGACTTTATAAACACTACTTAAACTCCATCTTAGATAAATATCTAAAAAAATATCCTCACGCAGATCAACAATATTTTTTTAGAATGAATGAATCAATGAACATTCAATATTATAAGCCTAAGGAAGGATTTTTTAAGTATCATTTTGAGTCAAATGGAACAGGCGTTAATGGATGGAATAGAAACTTAGTTTTTATGACATACTTAAATGATGTTCCTGATGGTGGAACAGAATTTAAATATCAAAAAATAAAAACCGAAGCAAAAAAAGGACTAACTTTAATATGGCCTGCTTATTGGACCCATACTCACAGAGGTATGGTTAGTGAACTTAACTCAAAATATATAGTCACAGGTTGGTATAGTTTTAATAAAGGAGAATAATGGAACAAACACAAACACAAACAGTAACTGAATTTTTTAAACAAAATAAATATATTATTGTGACAGATGCTTTGTCTAAAGATTTAGCAAGTTTTATTTATAATTATTTTCAAAATAAAAGAAAAGTAGCAGAGCATTTACTTAAAACAGATTTTTTATCCAGTGAGGATCAGTCTTGGGGATATTGGAGCGATCCTCAAATTCCTAATACTTATTCTCATTATGCAGATTTAGCCATGGAAACTATTTCAGTGAGAATAGTTCCAATCATGAAACAAGTGACAGGAATTGATCTTCTTCCTTCATACACTTATGCCAGAATATATAAATATGGAGATGTTCTTCGTAGACATAAAGACAGACCTTCCTGTGAGATATCTTGTACTATAAATTTAGGTGGAGACTCTTGGCCAATTTATTTGGACGCAACAGGAGATGAAAGTAAAGAGGGAATAAAAGTAGATTTAACCCCTGGAGACATGCTTGTTTATAAAGGGTGTGAAGTGGACCACTGGAGAGAACCTTTTGGTGGATATGAAATCGGACAAGTTTTTTGTCATTACGTAGATAGCGAAGGGCCTTATGCCAAGGAACATCATTTAGACAATAAACCAATGATTGGATTACCGGCTGTTTATAGAGGAGTTAAAAAATGATTAAACCAGAAGAATTAAAAGACAAAGATTTTAAGATATATTTAGGAATGCCTATGTATGGAGGAATGCTTTCAGAGGCTACAGTTCATGGATTATTGGAGTTACAACAATGGAGCATGGCAAAAAAAGTAGGACTTAGATTTCAATCTATGGGTAATGAGAGTTTAATTACACGAGCACGAAATACTATTGTTTCTATGATGATGGATGAAAAAGATTATGTGGCAACACATTTATTGTTTATAGACGCTGACATCGGTTTTCAATGGCAAAATGTTGAAAGACTTCTGTGTGCTGACAAAGATGTTGTGTGTGGTATTTATCCTCGAAAACATTTGTATTTGGAAAAAATGAAACAGATATTAGAAGACCATCCTAATGCAACACCAGATGATTTAGAGGCTAGAGCTTTAGGATATAATGTTAACTTCGATGATCCATCAAACCTTAAAGGAGAAAATGGATTTTTTAAAGTTAATGAAGCAGCCACAGGTATGATGTTAGTAAAAAGAGAAGTGTTTCGTACTATGATGAAAAAATTTCCAGAGCGAAAATATGAGTCTGATCAAATAGTTAATGGAGGATACTTTAAATCTGACAACTGTTATGACCTATTTGCAGTGGGTCCTTATGAAACAAAAACAAAACAAGGTCAGCCACAAAAAAGATATCTATCAGAAGACTATTATTTTTCTAGATTATGGCAAGAGTGTGGTGGTGAGATTTGGGCTGATTTAGCAATGCCTCTTACACATTTTGGTAATAGAGCATTTAAAGGTCATGTAGGATCTTTGGTAGCTAAAAAAGACTAATGAATGTTATAGATAATTTTTTACCTGAAGATGTTTTTTTAAAAATAAAAAACGATCTTCTTAGTTTAGATTTTCCTTGGTATTACAGTAGCGCTGTTGCGTCTGATCAAGACGACATTGATTTTTATTTCAATCATAATTTTTATGAATTTGAAAGTTCTAGAAGTTCTTGGTGTCATAAAATAGTTAATCCTTTGTTAGGAAAATTGACTTTTAATAATTTAGTTAGAGCAAGAGCAAATCTTTATACAAGAAAAACAGAACCAGTTCCAAACGGTTTTCACATAGATCAAAGTTATCGTCATACGGTGGCTTTATTTACGATTAATACAAATAATGGTTACACGCTTTTCAAAGATGGAACAAAACACCCATCAGTTGAAAACACTATGTTACTTTTTGATGGATCTCTTGAGCACGCTAGTGTTGCACAAACAGACGAAAAAGTAAGGGTAAACATCAATCTTAATTTAATATAGATTTTGTGAAAATCAGTAGTATATTGGCATAATGCCCTTAGTTAATTTTAGACCAGCCCCCGGCATCAATAAAGAAGTAACCGACTACACAGGCGAAGGCAAGTGGACAGACGGTGATAATGTACGCTTTTTTCAAGGATTGCCACAAAAGATCAAAGGATGGGAGAAGTTTATTTCTACAACTTTGGTGGGCGTGGCTCGTGATCAACATGCTTGGGTAGCCTTAGATGGCACACGATACAACGCAATTGGCACAGATAGAAAATTATATGTTTTAGAAGAGGGGCTAGCTTACGACATTACTCCTATTAGAAGAACTCAAGCAAGAACAAATCCTTTTACCACCAATGCAACTACTTCTGTAGTAGTCAGTGATACTGATCATGGAGCCTCCAAAGGAGACTTTGTAACCTTTGATTCTTTTTCAGCTATTGATGGTCTTGATATGAATCAAGAATTTGAAATTACTTCTATAGTTAACACAGCGGCTTATGTAGTAACACACACTAGCACTGCCTCTGGGTCTACGTCAGGTGGAGGCGGTACAGGTAATATGAATTATCAAATAAGTATCGGTCCTGAGATATCTACTTCAGCTTTTGGTTGGGGCACAGATACATGGGGAGCTTCAACATGGGGCACACCTAGATCAACATCAAATGTAACATTAGAAGCAAGACAATGGTCATTGGACAACTTTGGTGAAGATCTCATTGCAACAGCTTTAAATGGCGGAGCTTTTAAATGGGACACTTCATCAGGTGTAAGCACAAGAGCTACTGCAATATCTGGTGCACCAACAGCATCAAGATTAAGTTTAGTTTCAACACCTGATCGACACTTAGTTTTTATGGGAACAGAAAATACTATTGGCACAACAACCTCACAAGATGATTTACTAATTAGATTTTCTGATCAAGAAAATATCACCACATATCAACCAACAGCAGAAAACACAGCAGGATCTTTAAGAATTGCTGATGGATCCAGAATAAGAGCAGCAGAAAGATCAAGAGGACAGATACTTGTTTGGACAGATACATCATTACACTCAATGCAATTTATCGGTCCACCTTTTACTTTTGGTTTACGTCAATTAGGTCAAAACTGTGGAATTGTTGGTAGTCACGCAGGTCTTGATTTAAATGGTGTTGCTTATTGGATGTCTCAAGACTCATTCTTTCTATTTGATGGTACAGTTAAAAAATTACCGTGCACCGTGGAACAATTTGTTTTCGATAACTTAAACATCACATCAGCAGAAAATGCTTTTGTAGGTCACAATGGAGAATTTAACGAGGTTATGTGGTTTTATCCCAGAACAGGATCAGATATAGTTAATGCTGTTGTTGCTTATAATTACCTAGAACAAACTTGGTGGACAGGAACTTTAGATAGAACAACATGGATAGACAGAGAGGTCTATTCTAATCCAATTGGAACAGATTATCTGCAAACGACCACAGCTAATAATGAGACAATTTTAGGACTAACAGACGGTGCTACTCAAATGTATTTACATGAAACAGGTAATGATGCTGATGGAGAAGCTATGACTGCTTTTGTAAAATCTGGATCAGTTGAAATAGGCGAAGGTAATGATATACTTTATGTGCAGAAATTAATTCCTGATATTCAAAATCAATCAGGAACATTAAATATGAAATTAGAATTTAAATACTATCCTAATACAAGTACAAGCACAATAAAAACAGCAACCTTTACTGACACAACTGATTTTGTGAGTTTACGAGGTCGAGGTAGGGAATTCACTGTCAATGTTGTTTCTAATACTACGGGCACTTCATGGAGGCTCGGAACACAACGTTTTGATGTTCAACCAGACGGTAGGAGATAATACTGTTAGAAATAAATAAAAATATAGACACAAGTAACTTTAGTTTTTCAAAACCTTATTTCTTTAAAAATTTTTTTACATTACAGCAAGAAATAGATTTTAACAAAACAGTTCATTACTTAGATTTTTCTGAAAAATCTAGTACAGTAGAAGATTGTAGAATTCAAATAACAGACTTGAATAAGTTTGAAGAACTTAAAGATATTCAGGATAAAGTAACTTCTCACTTTAATTGTCCAAATAAAAAAATAAATACTCATATCTTTGCTTCTATTAATAAATTTGGTGTAGCAAAAACTCATGAGGATCATGAGGGAGTTTTTTTATTATGTACCTTCGGAAGAGTTGTTTATAACATTTATGCTACTGTAGATAACTTTGATAGCCTTTTAATGGAAAAAGGAGATTTGTTATACATTCCTCCTGGTACTTATCATTCAGCAATTCCACTTTGCCCAAGAGTTATAGTAAGCATAGGAGCATATTAAAAACTATCTTCAGTGAAACTACTAGGAATTAGAATCTGTGAACACGATAGTAATTTTAGTTACTTTGACGGTGAGAAAGTTCATTATTTAAAGACTGAAAGAAAATATCAGATTAAACATCATGGAGTTAATCATTTACAAGAATGGGAACAAATTATTTTTGAACAATGGAATATTAACTCTAAAGTATTAGACGAAATAGCTATTGTTTTTGACCCATGGTTATATGACTTAAGTACGAGAGAGGATTGGTTTTATCCCTCAATTGAGATTGATTTTCCTGCAAATTGTAAAGTTACCAGACTAAATCATCATTATGCACATCATTTAAGCTGTTTTCCTTTGTGTGATTCTATCAATCTAAATGGAGTGGTTATGGATGGCTTTGGAGATTACGACAGATGTTGGAGTGTATTTAGAAATAATAAGTTAATCAGTGAGGGATCGGTCAAACAAAATGGCTCTATTGGATTAGAGATGTCTGAGATTGGTAAACATTTTGATTTACAGGGACATTATTTAGATATAGCTGGCAAGATAATGTCTCTTCAAAGTTATGGAAACATTGATCAAGAACTAATTAATTTTCTAAAAAAATTTAAGATAGAGGAAACAGGTCATATTTTTAATATTTATTATGGCCTAGACAAAAGTAAACAAGACTGGTTAAGAACCATACATGAATATACAGCAGATATTTTAATAGAATTCATGAAAAGATTTTTTTCAAAAAATGAAGTTTTTTGTTTTTCAGGAGGAGTTGCCTTAAATGTTTGTTGGAATACAAAGATTAAAAAATATTTCAAAAACATTATTATTCCACCTCATTGTGGTGATGAAGGACTTTCGTTAGGAGCATTAGAGTATTTGAGGATAAAACACAATTTACCTAAACTTAAATTAGATAATTTTCCTTATTGTCAAAGTGATGAACAACCTAGCATACCTCCTAATATTAGCTTAATTAAAAAAACATCCGAGCTATTAAAGCAACAAAAGATAATAGGATGGTATCAAGGTAATGGTGAAATAGGTCCTAGAGCATTGGGTAATAGATCAATACTGGCTGATCCTAGAGATAGAGAGATGAAAAACAAAGTTAATAAAATTAAAAAAAGAGAAGACTTTAGACCTTTTGGATCATCTACTATTAATAAATCATATAATAGAAGCGACTATATGCTGTTTGCTTATCCAATTAACTCAAAGAAATATCCCGCTATTGCTCACGTAGATAATACTTGTCGTCATCAAACCTTGTATAATTCTTCTTTATTTAAAGATTTAATAGAACAATTTTATGTTGATACAGAATGCGATACTTTATTGAATACTAGCTTAAACATAAATGGAAAACCTATAGCATCACATAAATCAAATGCTCTGGATATATTAAATAACAGCGAACTAGATGGATTAGTATTTGGCAATGAATTATATTTGAAATAATGAATCCTTTAAATGTTCTAAATCACTGGAAAAATCAGCCTTATAAAAGAACAAACTACGAGAACATACAAGTTCATTATGGTGATCTCAAGTTTATTAAAATGAAGCCAAAATCTTTTATTGCATTGACTCCAGGATTACTTACACTCATTCTTAAGAAAAAAAGAGAATGGATACTTCAAGAAGTGAGAATAAACGAAGAAATTAATCTTATTAATGACACCAGTAAAATCTTATATTACACTATTGAGGATTCCGTATTTTTTGATGAAGAAAAAGAACTAAAGGTGTCAGTAAGACCTGATATAGGAGAAGAACTAAAAGAGGGAGAAATATGGATTTAATAAAAAAAATATCATATATTGAGCTATGGCAAAATTAACATTACAAAGATTTCCAGATCCAAGACCTGAGTATGACTCAGCTCAATCAGCAGAACTAATTAGACAGTTGGAAGAGTTAATTCAACAACTTAACACTCAATATACACAAGACACACAAGAGGAGGCCACAAGAAGATCTTGGTTTTTAAATTAAATGGCTGACGTATTTAGAAGATTTACACAAAAGGCAGCTAATACTAATCTTATAACTATCTTTACAGTGCCCACTGCAAATGTAGCAGCCACACCTCCAACACCTGTTTCTACATTTATTGTTAAGACAATTGTCCTTCACAATGACTCAGGATCAGGAACGGTTAACGCAAAAATAACCCATAACAATGGGACAACTGATATTGAGATTAATGATATTGACGTTGCGCATGGTTCTACACAACAGCTTAATGGACCTTTTGTTTATGAGGCGGGTGACTCACTAAAAATTCAAGCATCGACCACGGATCTAACATCTGACATATCAGTATTAGAGGTCAAACAACAACAGTAATGAAAATTGATTTATTCTCTATTCCTATATGGATAGGAAACATAGAGGCATCGAAAATAGAAATTAAAAACAAAGAATCTAGTCCTACTTTTTTATCAGATATTAAGACTAACTTTGATTCAAAGAACATTATAGACAAAGAAGCTGTTCAGTATCTTTATCAAACCATTGTTAAACTGTTAGATGAAAAAATAACTTCTCCTTATACTGTAGAGTTACAGCATATTTGGGAAAATCATTATGAAGAATTTGATTTCCAAGAGGCACATACTCATCCTAATTCAGATTTTTCTTTTATAATTTACAAAAAAATAAAAGAATCTAGAACAGTTTTTTTAAGTCCTTTTAGACATCTATTAGGAGCTTATTACTTTTCATGTGATAAAAAACAAGATATTATGGGAGGAGAATTTTATATGCCAGAATGTCGCGAGAATCAAATTATTGTGTTTCCAAGTTTTCTTGAACACTGTGTTAAAAAAACAAGTAATGCAACCACAGTTGCAGGGAACTTTAGATTAACTTTTAACTAATGAATTTACAGGATTTTTATTGGTATTTTGAAGGAGGACTACCTAAAGAACAATGCGATGAGTTACTGGCTCTAAAACAAAAATACAAAATGGAAAAAGGAACTGTCAGTGAAGACAACGTTCTTAGAAAAAAAGATAGAACTTCTGAAATATTTTTTACTTCAGAACAATTTATATACGATTATATAAGTCCTTTTGTAGAGGCAGCAAATAAAAACGCAAAATGGAACTTTGATTTTGACTGGGGAGAAGCGTCTCAATTTACAGAGTACAGAAAAGGTGGATATTACAATTGGCATCAGGATTCTTTTAATCGACCTTGGAATAGACCAGAGTTTCCAAATATTCACGGTAAAATAAGAAAACTATCTGTAACTGTCACTCTTTCCGATCCTGAAGAATATGAAGGAGGAGACTTAGAATTTAGCATACCTGTACCAATTTCAGGAAAAACAGAGTTTAGAAAAGAAGAAAAATTTAGAACTAAAGGCACGGTCATTGTTTTTCCTTCTTTCGTTTGGCATCGAGTTACAAAAGTAACAAAAGGAACTAGAGACTCATTAGTTATATGGTGGGCAGGACTTCCTTTTAGATAACAAAACCTATTGATTTACTGTCTTTTCGCCTATAAAACTATATTATGGTGAAAATTGTAGATGAACCGAAAATATTACGTTATGACGAAATAGGTGGTAAAAAAATTCCTGTTTATAGTGCTAAAGTAGAGACTGTTGTCACCAACATTAAAACAGGTCAAGAGTATAGTTCACACGAAGAATGTCAGGCAGATATTGACAATTCAGAAACAGACACAACAGAAGCAGATATTAGAAGAGATGTTCACGTAACAGCTCCAAATGTATTTGCAGGGGCACATACGTTGCCAGAGTAAAAAATTATGCAAGAAAAGGAATACGCACAGGTTTATGAATTAGGTCTCGGATCGTTGGTCGGAGATTTCTTTCAAAATGTTAAAGACACTGTAACAGGTGTTGCTAAAGCTGTAGCTCCTATCGCTCCCTTTGTTTTACCTTTTATAGCTCCAGGAATTGGAAGTTTAGTCGGTGGCAAACTAGGTACTTTTCTTGCAAGTCGATTAGGTCAAGCAGCATTAGGTGCAGGTATTCAAGGATTAGCAGGAAAAAAACCTGCTGACATAGCAAAAAGTTTAGCTCTTCAAGTTGCCACCACAGGTATTCAAGGAGCTTTAAGAGGTGGAGAGGGAACTATTGGTCAAAAATTTATGAGTGGTGTGACAGGAAGAGAAATACCACAAGTAACAAATATACCTGTGAATGAAAAATTTGCTAATGCAATTCAAGGAGATATTAATGTAGGTAATATGACTCCTAATACAGTGACGGAAGCTTTTTCTGGTATTAACACTCCTCCACCAACACCTGAAAAAGGTTTTTTTGGTAAAGCTGGAGATAAATTTATGGCATCGCTTGATCCAAGAAAACGAGCAATTAATCCTGAGTTTTCAAAAATGAAAGCTTTGGGAGAGATAACAGGAAATACTATTTCAGATGAGGCAATAATATCTTTAGGCATTCCTAAAGAATCAAGTTTTATGTACCAATATGGTCCATCAGCTTATGGAATTCTTTCTAGTCTTCCTGTAGCTGAAAACTTATATAATCAATACATTAATCCTCCTGAAGAAGAAGAAGAAGAAGCGTCTGAAAACCTATATGCAATGAACCCTTCTCAATATCAAATTGGTTCTATTACAGGATACAATCCTGATGGTTATTATATGCCTTCTGTAGCAACAGCAGCTGAGGGAGGTGAAGTAACAGGATTTGCAGAGGGTGGAGGTCGACAAATAGAACACCCTGATGGAGATGTAAAAGATCATCCTAAACGTATTGGAGAGATCGTGGGTCGTGGAACAGGGACCTCGGATGATATTCCTGCGATGTTAAGTGATGGTGAATTTGTAATGACTGCTCAAGCTGTTCGAAACGCTGGTGGTGGATCGAGAAAAGTGGGAGCAAAAAATATGTATAAAATGATGAAAAGTTTAGAAAACGGTGGTAGTTTATCACAACAAAGCATAGGAATGGCATAATGGTAACAACAGAACAAATTGTAAGAGAAGCACCTGAAGTAGAAGCTAGGAAACTAGGGCTCTTAGATACTGCAAAAAATTTAGCTTCAACTCCTGTTGGTGGATTTCGCTATGACGATTTAGGAAACCCTATTTTAGAAAATGTTATTGATCCTGTAACAGGTCTCCCTGTAAAAGACGAAGATGGCAATGTAATTCAACGTCCTGTTAGAGTAGGACTACCTCAACAACAAATAGCTGGATTATCTCCTCAACAACAAAGAGCTCTTCAAGTGGGCGAATCAGGCGTAGGTTCTTTTGCTCCATTTTTATCTAGTGCTCTTCAATCACAAGCCGCGGGTCTTGGAACGTTAGGTCAAGCAGCAAGTGCCTATACAGATATTGGAACTGCTCCAACTATGGAACAGCTTCAACCTTTTATGAACCCTTATCAACAGTCAATTCAAGATGAAATTAATCGTGCCTATAATATTGCAGAGCAAGGTGCGGCCGCTCAAGCTATTGATGCAGGTGCTTTTGGTGGCGATAGAGAAGGTATTCAAAGAGCAGAATTAGAACGTAATCGTGCCTCAGCTTTAGCTCAATCTCAAGCACAAGCTTTTCTCA